TAATAGAAGGTGAATGGGATGGATTCAATATTGGTATAAACATCGGTGAAGCTGCTGGACAGACCTGTAGCTGGCCACATGTGCATTTGATCCCTAGACGCAAGGGAGACATGCCAGATCCCACAGGTGGTGTGCGACATGTGATTCCAGAAAGAGGCAACTATAGAAAATGACTAGGATCACTGTGCCTTGGAAAAATCAATCCAACACATGGTGGAATGAGACCTGTGCGAATATTTTAGAGCATTTCGGCCTGCCAGGGGATAGGTATGTCACTGAGATCACTGCGGATCACATGCATTTTGATTTCTCCAATGACAAAGATGCACTAATGTGTAGAATAATGATCAGTGATAAAATATGAAACATTTTGTCTATATCTGTATTATGATTATTTTAATTGTGATTTTGACACAATGCAGTCCTCAAGGCAGATACTATGACTGCAGAGATGCACACTGGCATCCGGATTATCCCATAGAAGTCAAACAAGAATGTGCTAGAATGCGAATAGAGGAATGGCACAGACTACATAAAGAAATTGAATCCAAGGACAGATATATATAATGCAGACATGGACACTGACAGTGGAAGAAGGCGGCATCATATCGCTGCCACAGGATCTTTTAGATGCCACAGGATGGCGAGAAGGTGATTGCCTACATTGGATTGACCAACAGGACGGGTCTTGGCAATTGGTCAAGGAAGATTTGACAACCTTTATAAAAAGTGGTATAATAAACGATGAGTAAATTAAAAATAGCAGAACTTTTTTACAGCATACAAGGCGAAGGCAGATATATGGGGGTGCCCAGTGTATTCCTTCGTACATTTGGCTGTAATTTCAAATGTGCAGGGTTTGGTATGCCCAAAGGTGAATCCAGCAATGAAGTGGAAAAGATTGCGGCTCAGATACATTCTTTCAAAACTTACGAAGAATTACCATTGGTTTCTACTGGCTGCGACAGTTATGCTAGTTGGGATCCACGGTTTAAAGACCTATCACCGATGCTTACATCAGACGCCATCGCAGAAAGAATCTGTGAGATCTTGCCTTATAATAAATGGGAAGATGAACACCTTGTGATCACAGGCGGTGAACCTTTGCTAGGATGGCAACGTGCTTATCCAGACTTGCTTGATCATCCTAAGATGACGGGCTTGAAAGAGATTACATTTGAAACAAATGGTACTCAAAAACTCACTGCTGAGTTTAAAGACTACCTAGTGCAATGGCAAATGCCTGAACTGGCCTACAAAAAAGAAGTGACGTTTAGTGTCAGTGCCAAACTCAGTTGTTCAGGCGAACAACCCAGTGAGGCCATACGCCCAGATATAGTCTGTGAATATCAAGAAGCTGGACATGTGTATCTCAAGTTTGTGGTGGCCACTGAAGAGGACGCAGAGGAGGCTCTAGAAGCTGTGGATATCTATCGAGCAGAAGGTTTCACTGGTAATGTTTATCTCATGCCTGTAGGTGGAGTTGAAACTGTCTACGCACTAAATAACCGCAGAGTAGCAGAACTAGCAATGAAACATGGACTGAGATATTCAGACAGATTGCAGGTGCCACTGTTTAAAAATGAGTGGGGTACATAATGAAAATAATTAAAAAACTATTTGGTCTAGATAAGCTAGAAGCTTCTATCCAAAAAGCTGAACTGGATTTAGCAGAAGCCAATACCCGATTGGCCGCTGCTGAGGCTGCATCTAAAACTGCCGAACAAGCAGAAGAAACGGCCAAACTCTCGCCAAAAGAACGTGCCACTAGACGCAAAGAAGCATGGGTCAGTGTGATTAACACTCATGTCAACAAAGATAACATACGGAATGGCTTTTTTGAGCTTGACTGGAACGACCAATTTGTGCTACAATTAAAGCAAGAGGGATATGGTGAAGATGGTGACAAAGAAGAAGAAATTGTTGATCGTTGGTTCCGTGAACTCTGTGCTAATGTGGTAGTAGATGGTGATTTTGGCGGCCCTGTGAATACAGGTGTTATAGACATACAAACAGTAAAGAAAACAAATCAATGACCTATATTTTAGTTGATACAGCAAATACATTTTTCCGTGCTCGCCACGTGATCAACGGTGATGCTGATATCAAACTGGGCATGGCCTTTCATATCACTCTAAATTCGATACGCAAAGCATGGCAGCAGTTCAACGGCAGTCATGTCATATTCTGCTTAGAAGGCAGATCTTGGCGCAAAGACTACTACGCACCCTACAAGCGAAATCGTTCAGATGCTCGTGCTGCTCACACAGAAAAAGAAGCAGAGGAAGATCGTGTGTTCTGGGAAGCCTTTGACACGTTTAAAGAGTTTATCACAGACAAAACAAACTGCACTGTGATGCAGCATCCTCGCCTAGAAGCAGATGATTTGATCGCAGGCTGGATACAGAGCCATCCAAATGACAAACATGTGATTATCAGCACTGACACAGACTTCGTACAATTGATTGCACCCAATGTCACACAGTACAACGGCGTCATGGAACATGTGATCACACATGAAGGAATCTTCGATGACAAAGGCAAAAGAATTATTGACAAGAAAACACAAGAACCCAAAGCTGTCCCAGATCCCGAGTGGCTCTTGTTTGAAAAATGCATGCGTGGTGATACCAGTGATAATGTCTTCTCGGCGTATCCAGGTGTGCGTACTCGAGGCACAAGCAAAAAAGTGGGTCTTAGTGAAGCGTTCGAAGATCGTGGCACCAAAGGATTTGCGTGGAACAATCTCATGCTTCAGAGATGGACTGACCATGAAGGCCGAGAACACAGAGTCCTAGAAGATTACGAACGCAATCGTAGATTGATCGATCTCAGTCATCAGCCTGATGACATCAAGGCCATCATCTCAGAGACCATTGCCGCAGCCATCAGCGCAGAAAAAAATGTCAGCCAGGTTGGCCTTAGACTAATGAAGTTCTGTGGTCTGTATGATCTCAAGAAGATATCAGATCAGGCCGCAAGTTATTCGGAGCCATTGAATGCGAGATATCTAGTTGGAGAACATCATGACTGATTTACATGCAAAAACAATCATAGACAACAAGTTTTGGATCGTAGAAGAAAACGGTGAGAAGATCGCTACTCTGAGAAAAAATGAAGATAACAGATTTGTGATGAGCAATCAAGACGGAGTAAAAATCTACGAAACCAAAGAACATGTGACTAGAACATTTGGTAAAAAATTCTTTACTGTTAAGATTGTCAAAGAAAGTGAGCATGCATTACCTAACGAGGTCCATGGTTATCCAACCAGTACAGCACCTCACAACTCCATGTTCGACATTCGTAAGAAACTACCACTGTTTACCAAGAGTGAGGACTCTAAAAGTCTGTACTGTGCAGGTTACTATACCATTAAGTTTGAAAAAGGTTGGGTGAAGAGTTTTTGTCCTAAAAAGATCACTCTAGAAAGATATCCCTACAAGGGACCTTTTAAGACAGAAATCGAAATGAAACAGGTCATGGCCAATGTCACAAAATAACATACCTGCTGTGCTGCCTACGGTCGAACGTCTTCTACAGAGAGTATCTGTGGCAGAAAAAAGCCAGCAGAAAGAAATACGTATTACTATACAAGAAGCTAGGGATCTCACCGCAGAGTTAGCTATCTTTTCTACCAAACTAGGTCGTACTGTGCAGGAAATTCATAGTATGCTGGCACAGATAAAAGAATCCAGTCAAAACATTGATGTAAAGTTCGACGGCGGCTCATTCTAAAAAGATAAATATATACGTGGTTAATTAGGAACACGTATAAGATGTCAAGACCAAAACCAAAGATACTTTTAGAATATGCTAACAAAGAAACTTTCAAAGTCGAGCAGATACTCGACTCGGAAGCCATTTGGGCTGTGTTTTATAAGCATCAACCGTTTAATCTAAAAAGTGGCAGTCTAGTGGCCAGTTACCCCGGACCTAAGTATAAGAAAGTTTCATTTTCAAATCCGGGTCACGCACACAACTTAGCTAAAAAATTAAACAAACTTTTTAAAACCACAGACTTTGCTGTGGTAAAACTTACCGCCGGCGAAGAGGTAGTGTAACGTGGATTCCAAGGACGCCTATACTCGGGTGTTCTTGCAGGCAGCAGAATTACCAACAGACCCTGACACAGTTAAGCAATATAGGTCAGTGTGGTGGTGGAGTTTTAGAGAAAAATCTCAAGGTGGCCTTAGATTAACCGAACAGGCCTTGCAGTTCATTGAAGAATATGCTAAAATTAAAACTTACAAAATAGATTTTCCTAAAGAATTTGCATTCACCCCGCAGGTACTGGTTTGGTTAGATCATTTTATCGATTCCCCTTTCTTCATTAATAAAAAACATATCATAGTTATGAAAGAAAAATCCGCTTTTGAACTATATCTTTTCTCCGGGGATGTTGCCAAGCTGGGTCACACCAAAGCTATGGCCAAAAGACTTAGCCAAGAATCAGCCCTCGAATCTAATTGACCTATAAATATTTTCACGATGTTTGATCTAAATCCTATAGATGTATTAAAGCAGCGAAGGTTAAAGACTATCCCTCCTCACTTCAGCAAAATCGCTATCTCAGATAACGAAATTTTTGAAGGAGTCGAAGAATGGGTCAAGACCAAATTGAAAGGCCGGTATTGCTTGGCCAAACAACCGGGTATTGATAAATCTGGAAATCTGCGTTCTACTCATTATCTAGGATTCGAAGATCAAAAAGAACTAACGTATTTCATGCTTGCATGTAACCATTTAAGGAGAACCTAATGTCAGAAGAAATCAAAGATCAAGCACCCGAGGCTGGGGCACAAGTGCCAGAAACTGCACCTGCGCAGGGTCCAGATCTCAATGTCAGCGATCTTGCTGCACTGAGAAGCATCATCGAAGTTGCTACACAAAGAGGAGCGTTCAAAGCAGCAGAACTAGAAGCCGTGGGCAAAGCTTTCAACAAGCTCAACGCCTTCTTAGAAGCTGTGGCTAAAAAGGAGGCCTAAAATGGCACGACCACTAAAACACATCGGTAGGATCAACAACACAGGCGTCAAGGTGCTTGTGGTGTTCAGAACTTTACCTGGCGAATCGAATATGGCGCTGGTATTACCGGTAACACAATTAAGCGATTCCTATCACGATTCGATCATGACCATGATAGAAACAGATCAATGTCAAGAGGCGTATGAACTAGGCGAAATGATGTTTATCCGCACATTTCCAGACGGCAGACCAATGTTACAGGCCATGCAGGCTGATGGCAGATTGCAGAAAGTAGCTACCGATGCT